CCACGCCCACGAGATAGGCATGCATCAAGGTAACTCCACCGCCCTCGGCTGAGCATTTCCAAATCGGAACTGTTGCAGCGGTGGTGGAATCAATGGGAATTGAGACAGAAAAGGTATTGAGGTTTTCAGACATTTCATTCCTCCTGTTAGCTAGGTGTGGTCAAAGAACAAATGCCATAAACGCCGAACTTCGGACGCCACACACCAGCGCCAAAAACAGCGGTCATGTTCAATTCCCAGGCACGCCGAGACGCGTCGCGCTCAACCTCCAATCGTGCAGCCCGGCGAATGTCAAGGCCAAGTGCAGGTGCTGAAAATACGCCGAAATATGCATCATTTCCGGAAGTCTGCACGTTGGCGGTGATATAAATATCCACGCCAAGAACGTGGCCAACCCAAAAGTTGCGGTTAACCTCGTCCGGCAAGGCCACACCGGCGTTGGTTGCGCTGGAACCGGCTACAGAAGCCGCACGTGCTAAAATCGTCCATTGATAAGGGTGCATAACCGCGCGGTAAGGCAGAGGTGCAAACTGCGCACGCAGCAAAGCCAGAGCGTTCTCGAGATAGGTCCAACTGATGGCGGAGCCAGATGCACCAACGGTTCCACCGGTGAAAGAAGACAGATTATTGAAAACGCTGGTATCGATCTTCGCGGCCATTGCCCCACCCAACTCGATTGAAGCATCGTCGCGCACGCCAAATGGATCCGAGTCAATGCGCTGGTCGGTCAATAGGAATTGACCACCATACTCGTATGGAGTTAACGTGCCGATCGCTGTTGGAGTGAAGACCTGGGACGCAAGATCGTCCGTTTCTGCAACCTGATTGATCGAAGCAGCAGAGTAGCCCTGCGACTTCCGCAGCGCCATGCCGTTCTGATCAGTGAAGACTTTGACAATTCCCGCTGCAAGGTTCTGTTCACGAGCAACCGCGAACGCATCCTCGTAGATCGAATTGACAAAGGCAGAGATGTTAGAATAAGTGTTCGAGCCGTATGAAGGCATAACTTAATCCTCCTGTTTATTTAGAATATAGACACCTCCACCATGTTTCATAGCTTCTGACACACTAAAAACGTTTTGCTTGCCTTGCGACCCTCCGAAGAGACGATCCCGGCGCTGTGCATCGGTTTCCCCTTGAGTGTTTGCACTCCCTGGATTAGTTGCCGAAAATGACGCAGGTTTTGGAAGTGCCTTAAACAGTTCTTGGGCATCCTGTTCCAACTCTTCAACTGTGGATCCTTGCAAGCGCAACGCTAAAGCTTCTGGTAACTTGAACTTGGTGGCGGTCTGTCTTTTTAGATCGTTGAGTTTCAAAGTCGCCAACTCGGTTTCTCGCTCCTGTAGCTGCTTCTGCAATCTCTCCGTCTCGGATAGCTTTGCATCCTCGATTTCCTGCTGCTTGCGGTGTAATCGGGCAGCCTCTTCTGACTTGTTCTTGAGTTGACGTTCAAGATCTGCAATACGCTTCGCCTCTTCCGTCTCGGTGCTGGCTGTAGCCGCAGGATCTGTTTTTGCTTCTCCCATCACGGGATCTGCATTGACCGTCTCGGTCAGCTTAGGTGCTTCATCTGACATTCTGTACTCCTTTAAAAAAATAACGGTGTCTCACTCTTTCGAGCAAGCCACCGCTTTTTACGTTTGCCTGGTTCAGTCATGGGTTTGCGTCTCGCCACCCCATGACTGCTATTTAATTAAATATATTATACCCTAAAAAGTCTTTGTACAAGGCATTATAGAGTCTAGTTCCGCATCTGCGCGCTTTTTGTCGCTTAGATATTTCCGCTCAATGGCTGCTACAATCGCCAATAGAGCACACCGAATAGCAAGCCAGAATTCACGATCTGTCATTTGTCAATCAACTCCCAATAAATCTTTTAGGTTTGTTTCTCTTCGCATCTCACCATAAATATCATCTTGATACGTGGTCGATAATCCACTCCAATCAAATAATCCATTTTGATATGCCTGTAATTTCCCGGCACCCATCATATTTTTTTGTGTTCCTTCATTCAGTTTGTCAAACCATACCTTACCCGCCTCTTCTGGTATCACGGGTCCAAATCCCTTGACAACGGGTATCATGGCACAGCGCCCGTTGTGATGGTCGTTTAGTGTCTCATCTACGGAATGAATTGTGCCGTGCTGTGAAACGCAGCTCATACAGCAAACATTATCCAGCTGAGCAAACCATTGCCAACCCGAAACAACATCTGAATTGGCAACGTAACTAGCACGATTGGCCTCTCTGTACGAATAATTCTGGACCGTGCGTGTCATTCTGAGCGCATCTGTTAATCCCATCCCAAAAGCACGGGTAATATTACCTGCAATATCTTTTGCGCCCAGGCCCCTGGTCAATCCATCAAGCAGGGCCTGTGAAATCCCATCTACCGTTGTGGGCGCCAGCATCTTGATCCTGTTATATAATGGTCCCTTGGGATCAAGAAAGCCCAATAGAGATTGAATAGCCTCGGCGGGCAATTTTTGGAACTGCCCCGCGATGCTCGGATTGCCAATTACTGTTGCCGATAGCAGCATCCTGGCTTGCATCTCTCCGGTGGCCACCGTTTCGCGCCCAATCGATGCAATTTCCATAGCCAATCCGCCCTGAAAATCTCGTAACTTTTCTCCTGTCTGAGTGAGCAAGTCCTGATAGCGCGCGAGTTTGATAAACTGCGTCCGGGTATATTCTCCGTTTTCAATTACTTGCGCAAGATAATCAACTTGCCCCTGCAAGTTTTTGTAAATATCACCATAGGCAGTGATAAGCCGCTGTAATGCAGCTGCATCCTGTTTCTCCAGGGCTGCTCGAAATTTAGCGGAGAGTTCGATTACGTTGCTTGCATTTTGGTTGGTTGGCATTGACCTGCCTCCCGCATTGGGAATAAATTCCAATCATTATCTTTTCTTATACTTCCGCCGACCATCAATAGCATTTCCGGACCCGCCGTAATCAATCACTGCCCAATCAATAGGTCTGATCCTATAAGATGGCGTATTAGCAATTGCTGGGGCAATCATCGCCGCAAGCGCGATCATGATCACCACATTTACACTGCCGTTCTGCAATCCTGCGCCCACCGCTGGTGCTGGCATGGCTGCATTCGCTACTGCTACTACGGCTGTAACATTCGCTGTGCTGGCTAAACTTGGCAGTAAAGCTACGGCATTCGCTGCAGCTACTACGGCTGTTATGGATCCGGATGCTGAAAGTGACGGTGCAGTTGCTACAGCATTTGCAGTACCTACAACCACAGAGACAATCACCGCCCCGGATCCTGAGATCCCAGGAGACAAGGCTGTAGCACCCGCAGATCCTACAACCGCAGTAACGTTTGCCTGTGCTGCAAGCGTGGGTGCAATTCCTGCAGCAACCGAAGCTCCACAAATCCCTGTGACGAGTGCGCTGCCCGTAATGGATGGTGCAACTCCTATAGCTGTCGCAGAAGCCGTTGTAGAAGCTGTAACAGATCCAGATCCCGAAAGAGATGGCGCAATCGTTGCGGCACCTGCGGTACCTACCATCCCACTTACACCGCCGCCGCCACTCAACGTTGGGGTTATCCCCGCCGCTGCTGCTGTGGCGACAGTTCCTGTAAAGCTGCCAATTCCTGACACAACCGGGGCAAGCATAGTTGCCGTTGCTGTGGCTGTTATCGCGTTAACGACTACCGCCCCGCCCGCCGTAACACTCGCCGCAAGCATAGCTGCCAGAGATGTGGCGACAATCCCGGTTATATTTGCTCGACTGGTAATGGTTGGGGCAATCGCCGCTGCTATTGCCGTGGCCGCTGTCCCCGTGTATCCTGTTCCACCCGCAATCGAGGCCGCAATCCCCGCAGCGCTTGCCGTGGCGAGAACGCCCGCGATATTGCTTGCCGCGCTAACCGTCGGGGTTAATCCCATAGCAGGTGAAGTCGCAACAGTCCCCGTAATATTGACTTGGCTTGTAACAGATGGGGCTATACCTGCCGCGCTTGCAACGGCGGTTATACCCGCTATCGCCGCCGGAACACTCACGCCCGGGACTGGCATGGCCGCAATCGCCGTAGCAGTTATTCCCGCAATACTCGAATTAGCCGATAGCGTTGGGGCTATCATGGCCGCAATCGCCGTCCCCAATATCCCGGTGACAGTTCCCGCCGTGCCTGCCGTGGTCACGTACGCCACTTCCACCATGATCGCGAGCCAGTAGGGGTCTGGTGCTGCGTCGCCCGAATAGCCAAACCGGCATTTCAGAGCGTTGACCGCTGCCTGATCCCAACTACCCGCCGGGGTGGGTAAAATTACTGACTTATAAAAGGACGTAATCTCCGAGTAATCCGCCAGCGCCCCGGTCACGCCCCATAGAGTAGTAACCGTCGCATCCTCATCGATGATCACGCACCCGCCGTTATTGCTCGTCGCGCTTGCCGAGGCATATTCCAATCTCGCCATCGCCCCCAGAATGGTGGTGTTACTCGTGTCCGCAAATAGAATTTCGCAATAATTCGCCGTGCCGTTTGCCGTCTGCCGCACATAATCCGCGTCCGCCGTCGAAGTCCACGGATTCTCGTCGAGATAGGCGGAGGCTTTATATGTTCCCCCGTCAATGTCGTTCCCGGCGCTGTCCTCCATGATGTTGCTGGCGTTGTTATGCGTGCCGTCACCGGATGGGCGCAGCCCCTCAACCGCATGTGCCCCGATGGGATAATCGGCAGATGTAACGCTCGTAATCACATCATCAAAATAAATATCGATCGTGGCCGTGGCATACGTGCCCAGGCGGAAGTTCCGGGTGTTGAATGTACTGGCCGTGGTTGCGTAGGTCGCCTGGGTTTGAGCGCTCCCGTCTACGCTCCAGTCCAACGTCCAGGTATCCAGGTGCAGGTCGGCTTTAAGGTCAACCCGATGCCAGGTTCCATCGCCCGCCGTGATAGTCGGCCCGGATTGCTCTGTCTGCGATCCAAATCGCGCACCCAACACACCCCCAGGTGTGCAGGTGATATACGCGTACTGCCCAACCGTTGTCACTACAATAATTTGCGTAGTCGTGTTGGGCGCAGTGTCTAGACGGAAATACACGCTGGCAATAAACACCGTCGGAGAGCCAGCAATATTCCAGGCCACATAGGTGGATGCAGCCGAGGACGGATTAACTCTTAATGCATAATCGCCCGTGCGTTTGATGCTATTCTGGACAGAGATAGCCGTGCCGGTAATCGTATCACACAGGCCAGCACCGTTGACAGTCAGCGCCGCCAGGCCGTACTCAAATCCAGTCAGCAATACCGGCGTCGTCATGCAATCGCCCCGCTGCCCCAGCCCAAATCATAGGACGGCTCGCCCGCGCCCGTGTAACCCACAATCCACAGTACCAGCGCGCTCTTATGCGTCGCCCCCGTGCAATACGCAAACGGATAGCGCAGCCCGCCCGGAGATACAATCATAATCCCCTGGCAGGGGTGGCCCTCATCGCATCTGGCGCCCTTGAACAGCGTGTTATTCTCCAACGCCGTGGGGTTGGCGCGCGTGAAGCCCAGGCCCTGTAACATAGCAATGCCTGTCTGTATATCCGAGAAGGATAGCCACGTAACCTCCAATTCGACAGGAGGCCAAACGGGGTAACTTCCAGGGGTCGGGGGCCAGTTAGTTGCCACGCCTCAAAACTACGCCGGTGTTACTGTAAAGATGCCCGCTGAATCAAATGTAATCGTAAAGTTCCCCGACGTACTGGATACCGTCGAGCCGAAAGTCAAATAACCCAGAAGAACACTGCCGGCAATCGATGCGTCGTAAATCACCGCATGTGTGGCAGCAATCGTTGATGTTGCCCAAGTCAAGTCGTCCGCGTCAAATTTGATGACGTTTCCCGCGCCCGTGTAGGTGAGCGTCTTATTCTGCAACACCGACCCGCCCGCTGTGTAGTTGCCCGTCGCGGCGCACTCAGATCCAGAAACGTCCGACCAGGCTTTGTGTGCGTCCTGATCCGGGGTGTAGTTATAGTGCAACGAACACTTGATACTGTCGCTCAAATAATCCACCGCCGTGCCTGCCGTGGCTGTGCCACCAAAGCACCCCGCCAATCCCAGCCCATACCAATTTGCCGTACCAGCCATTGTAGCCTCCTATTGTTGTTGTCCATTGTTGAATGCGCGAAGAATCGCCGCGCCTACGTTATCGCCGCTTGCTTGCTCGGCGTTGATCAATTTTTCTTGAGCCTGGTAATCGTACCCGCGTCGTTCGCTGACAGTTTGTTTGCTTGCTAACTTATAATCCAACTCGAACTTGTCCGCATTCACCTGCTCAGTCTTATTGACAGGCAGAATATCGGGCCACTCAACATACCCTCCGTCTGATGGCCGAACATTGCCAATCTGTAATAATCGGCTGTTCAAATCATTCATGGCAATATTCCACACTTCCTGCTTTGTGCCCAACTTGCTTTCCGCGTCCAGGTATAAAACATGCAAGCCAAAATTTGTCAGAGAACCTAATTTGTCCTGGATGCTATCTAAATCCACCGTTTGGCTCAAATCAAATAATGTTTGCCTGAGAGTCTGCATATACGCCATTGATGCACTTAAATCAGATTGCATCTCCAGATTAGAAATCATGGCGTTTTCACCACTCAAAGTGATCAGCTCATCCGCACCCCACTTCGCCGAGTTTCCCATGTTCGTTCCACGGGCCCATGTTTTAGGATGGGCATGATACCGAATAATCTTGCTGATATTTGAGGCAACAAAATTAATCCTGTCCTGCAGCTGGATGATATTGTCATCAATGTCCGGCATGCCATAACAATCATCTGGATTGGGCAAGTTCTGCCAATGTATAATTGGAGCAAACGTATAGGACCAGCTCTGCGGCTCGTTCATCAATTGCCATCCTGCAGTATTGCCTTGTGAGATGAAATCGGAAACCAGCCAGGAAAGCGTATCTCCATTTTCGCTGGTTACTCGATCAACGGTCTGCTTTCTGGCAACTTCTTTCCCGCTGCTGTCACTGTAGTTGTATCGGATGATATAACTCATCACCTGTTCAATATCATCCGGGTTGACAATAATCTCAATCTGTAATGGATTGAGCACAACCAGGCGAGTAATCAGCTTTGCGCTATCTGGCTCAACCAAAGATTCCGGTATCATTTTTATATAACACGTCCCATATAATGCCCCGTATTTGGCTGCCTTCTGCAGGAGCACGTCTTTATGATTGGCAGTCCATACTTGGTCAATATAAACTTTGTTTGCACTCTCGTTTTCCCCTGGAAGAACGAACTCAATTCCGTTGCCCAACAGCATTGTCACTGCGCGATCCACCACCAGACGCGTGAAGTTCAGGAATATGTTATCGTCTGCCTGGCCCATTCTTACCTTGAATTGAGGACGGTGATTGCCAAAATAATAATCGGCATTGAGAGCCATGCTCATCATCCTATCCTTCGCTCCCTTCTCGGCATATAAGCTGTCAAGTTGCAGCCAATTCCATACTTTCGTTCTGAGCGTTTCGGTAAATCCCATAAGCCCTCCTAATCAACTACGTCATTGTATTCATAAAACGGGTTCTTGATAACTTGCACTCCTCCCCCCATCGCGCCAAACATTGCCCAAACAAGCGCGTCCATGCGGTTAGGACTATCATCACCCGGAACCCAGGTGCACATTTCGTCCTCCATAGCGGGAAATGACCCAACATGGTGGGCGCGCCCCTGCTCATAAATTGCTGCAACAGGCTCAGCTCGAGTTTGTTTGCCACGACTGGCATGGACCAGGACCACAGGGACATTTGCATCTACTGTGTTTAGGGTTTGCTTAACCATCTCTCCGCCGTTATTGGCTTCAGCGAAAATCTGGTTGGCTTGGAGACTGTGATAGAGAGCAATTGCTGCCCGCGCCCAAACTAACGGAGAGGCTTGAACAGACTTATCTGCTAGAGCATAAAAATGCTCGCCCTTCCTGCCAACAGCCACAATGCCAGCCTCGTCACCCGTGCTGGTCGCGCTCGGATCTATGCCAATACAAACATAATCCAACTCGGCAGGAGCTTGTGGCATCCTGTAATCATCAATCGTTTTTCTTTTCCACAATGCCCCTTCGGTATCGTCTAATAATTCAGCGTTCAGTTCCTGCCGGCCCAACCTGGTACCCTCATATTTCTTGATAACATAATCAAAGAAACCGGGTGCCAGATTGGCACGATTCTCGTAAGTGCTTCCCACAGTAATATAATTACGCTTGTCTGACAACAGAGCTCGAATCAGCGACGTGCTCTTCGGCGTGGTCGTAACAACCCCTTGGGGAATTGTTCCCAAACGTAACCCAAGCATGGCCTGGTCCCAACTCTCTGGGTAGCGCCATGATCCTAGCTCATCTCCCCATACCTTCATATGTTGCTTGCCGCGCAAGCGTTCCGGCTCATCAGCGGTGAAAATTAGCGACTTTGCTCCATTGGGCCATTCAAGCCGCCTGTCTGATTTCTTGTAGTTGGGGCGATCACTCCTTGGGCAAATTGCCAAGATACCGCTTTCGCCCTCAATCATGATATCCCGGGCATCGTCAGCAGTTGCCCCAATCAGATTGACATATGCATTAGTTTTGACCCATTGTCTAACAGTCTCTGCCCCCGTGCGCGTTTTTCCAAAACCGCGTCCTGCCAGAACAACCCAAATAAACCAATCACCCGCTGGCATTTTTTGCTTGGGGCGAGCATTAATATCCCACCTATATTTCAGCGCCTCTAATAGCTGTCGTCTTTGGATATCAGTTGTCAGTATTGCTGCCATTGGCTATTTTCCTGGCAATTTCTAATAATTCACCAGCTTCCATTGACATATATGGATTTTCCCCATCCGGTGTGGTGGGCGCAATCTTTTGCGGCGCGTCCAATCCAAGTAGTTTAGCCCTCCGTTCCATGATCTTCAGGACTTTATCAACTGCCCCTAAATTCCCATTTTCCGCGAGGGGCCAAAGACCCAGTTGCATTTCATCAAGACGCTGTAACTCCAGATCCCTGAGCTCATCGGCAGGTTCTTGAAGCGTATCGATCAGCGCTGTCATTACGGCCTTATACGATCCTGCTGACGATGCATATCCAAGTTTTTTGGCGATAGACGCAAAAGACTCACCGCTCTTGCGAAGTTGCAAGGCTTCGAGTTTTTTTTCGTGTCCTTTCAATCGTCGTATACTGGTCTTAGATTCACTCATCGTCTAGGTAATCATTATTAATCAACTTTCTCAATCGTTATTAGATATTTTCCAACCAAAGCATTAGTTGGAGCTGGGGCTGGAATTGGAGCCGGGGCGACAGCTAAATGTCCATTTTCTTCCGCCCATCCCGTAACAATACCAACGCCTGAAACGAGCTCATACAATACCCAAATACTGTTGTTCCAAACCTTGCGATAATGCTCCGCCTCAATATCGGCTGGGTTGACAATTTTCACAACTGCCCAATTTTGCAAGTAACCCAATTGCGTTCCGGGCGTCACTTTATCATAAACGGGAATGGAGTCTTTATTTGGACCACCCATCCCGCTTTTTACAATTCGTGTAACTGTAGATATTCCAACTGGTATGCTCATGTATTTCCTCTCGTTATGTTATCTATCTGCTAATTGTCCAAAATATCGCCATCGTTCATCTCGGTTTCTGCAAATTTATGAAAATACTCGTTTTCATCTTCTGTGTTCTTGCGCTTCTTCCACAACTCATATGCAATCCAATACAGTGGCGGGGCAAATATCCCCGTGAATAACGCCGAAATCAAAAGCCAATAAATATTATAGTTAATCACGATAGCCGTCAATTTTTCCATCCTTTCCAAATACAGCCAGCTCTAATGCAAAGACGCGTTCCTCGAGCGTTTGGATATGCTTAAATCCTGCCCATTTATTGAACGCATATTCATCGCCGTTATAAACATCCACATCAATCTCTTTACTCTTTACGCCCATCGATTCACCAATGGCGGGTGTTCCCTGCTGCCAAACACGCCAGGTGTTCCACCCCTTCGGCATATATTTTGGTTGATTTCCAATGGCGGCATAGGAAGCCACCCACAATTCATATTCCGAAGTCCAGGCTGGTGACGGCGTGAACCACATCGACATGGATGTATAGATGATAGGTCGCTTCTGAAACAACGCTTCAGCATGCAGGAGCCAGATACGACATTCCTGCCAACTCATCTTGCCAATATAACTTTTCGTGGCAGAAATGTAGCGGCATTCGAAATCAAGTGCGGGCGGTAACTCGCCCAGGTCTCCGGTGGCAGAAACAATTTTATACATTCGCTCCGCATATCCAACCGGATCTTTGGCGTTGGCAAAGCCATATGCACCACGGGAAATGCCCACACTTTTTAATCCTGCCCAATTTTCCTCGAAAGCATAATCCACACCACCATCAATTGTAGTGGCACGCACCCATGCGAATAAAACACCTGCTGCTTTTATTTTATTGAAATCAACCGCTGGTTTTGTTGGATCAATACGGAAAGCTTGCGGATGAGCAGCCGGGTAACACAGCCATTGATATCTGGATAAATCTATGCCTTTTCCGTATTCCATTACCTCTCCTGAAATTAATAAAAACGCCTGGACTTCTCGAAAGAAATCCGGGCGGTAAAACCGGTAAGAACCTCTTATATTATATCATCCATTGCCTAAACATTTCCTTAATAACGCCGCTAACATGGCATCATTGGTGGCAAAATGAAATTCACGCCCACATTCACACGTACCGTGCAGGGCATTCAGCACCAGTGATCCAACCTTAAATAACGGCACATTATCGATCTCGATTATCTCTCCCAAAAGCATATGACAATTAGAACAGTAAATTATATTTGGGTCTGCCTTTACAACGTAAACAGCCGTGAGTGTTTTAGGCATCGGGGATCACCTCCTCTGCAATTCTCTCAATCACCAGCCGGGTGCTGTCGTCTGCCGTTATCGTGGCAAAGCGTTTACTTGGATGGTGAAGATGAATTACCAGACTGCCTTCGTATGTGATTGCGTAATACCCCTTCCATCCCGCTCTCTGCGCCTCTGCCGTTACCGCCATCACTAATCCGGCCAGGCTCTCATCGTCAATCGGTTCTGTTTTACGTGGCATACTCTTCCGCCTT